TCGTTGTCATTAACGAGTTGGGATAAAATATGTTCATTTACCATATGTAATCACATCACATAAAAATTATTTTCTACGGGTTCCATCAGGGTTTCTTCCTAAGGCTTCGTAGATGTTTTGTGGTCTGCTTTTCGCAGCTTCAATATTATCATGCACAGGTTCTGATTTACTGTGTCCTTTTTCAGCAACAGGTTCTTCTTCAGTTACTGGTTCTTCGACTTCTTCTTCAGTAGTTTCCTCGGCGGCCTCTTCGACTGGTTCTTCAGTGGCTTCCTCATCTACTGGTTCTTCTTCAACCTCTTCTTCTTCGCCTTCAGATTTCTCTGCTACTGGGGTTAAAGATTCGGTTAAAGTTTTGTTAAATTCTTCTTGCATAGATTTAAGTGACTCGCTAAATTCGGCTTTCATATCTTCAATTAATGATTTGAGTGTCACTACTTCAGATTTGAGTGCTTCGACTTCGGCTTGTTCACTCATACCCATAGCATCTAATATTTTAGATTTTAAACTTACTTCTTCGGTCATAATTTCATCTCTATTCAGTTCACAGAATTCTGATTCATGTAAACAGGGAGTTTTCACCAGTGAAACACTGAGTACCACTGGGTCAGGCACATCTTTAATCAGACTATTACCTGAACTACTAACATCTTTACAACTACAAGGTAAGGGAGTATTTGAATCACTTTTTAAAGCATTCAAGTATTCATCTGCCCTTGACTGTGTAAAGACAGATGCACTATACCCAGTATAACCTCCACTTAAAGCATTTTGTATTGCTGTTTCATCGGTTATATGTGAAGTCACCATCCATGTACCATCGGGGTAGGTTTTGGATCCGTTGATGGTTTTTAGGGTGGTTGGTTCTGTTAGTAAGAATGAGTTTACGGGTTCGCCGATTCGGTGTCCGTTTCGGGTTAGTCCGTGTTCGTGGTCTATGAATCTGTATTTGTTGTAGGATTCTGCGAATTGGCTTATTTGTTGTTTGGTTAAAGGTGGTTCACCGTTGTTGTAGTCACAGTCGTGGGCACCTGGTATCATTACTGGTGCGGTTAGTTCGATGGAACCATCTTTGAGTTGTGTAATGTACATGAGAATTAATGTTTTTTTTTTGAAGATTTTTTTAGGGTATCTTCATATATAGGTATAACGAATTAGAAAAATCAGTCATCTATTAATGTTTGTCCTTATATTTTACTTCAAGTTTAAGCCCAAATGGAGTTAATATATCATTCATATCAGAAACAAGTTTAGGGTACATCTCATCTTGAACTTCTTCAAGAGTTTTAAATTTCTTTGTTTCTGCTTCTTTGTCAATTATTTTAAACATTTCAGGACTACTTAACCCTTGTTCTCTTAATTCCTGTTTTCTTTGCCTTCTCCATAATAACTCTTCATCAGGGGCATTTCTCACTTCAGTCAATGCGTCTTTATAATGTGCCCATGCTTTATTAACTGCACTATGAGCATCTAAAGTAATCATGTTACTAACTTCAGAGGGTTTCTTAATCTTTAAGAAATCATCTCTTAATTTAACAATAGATACCCTATTTCGTTCATTTTCTGCAGAGAATGATTTAAGATTTCCATCGCTTTGCCAAGGGATAAAAGCATCAATTATATCTTCATGAGATAGCATTGTATACATGTCATGTTGGTTTGGATGAGTATGAATAGCATGTATCTCTTCCCCTTTCTCGGTTTGTTTTTTCATAAACTCTTCTTGACTTCTACTTCTCTGAACTTCAGCATTTCTTCCATGAGTCACTTCTGAAGAGGCAGTTGTTGTAACGAATTGCATATGCTCTTGTCTTGAATTAAGGTACTCATTTGAAAAACTATCAAGTTTTTGTGTTACTTCTGGAGGGATAGAACTCATCATGTCTTCTGTTGGGATTTTTTCTTGTGCTTCTTCAGTGGCTTGTTCCAACAAATCACTATAATCAGGACGTTCAATACTCACCAAATCAGACTCCCTGAACGGACTGAAACTTGGTGCAATAAAACCATAAGGTATCACAAAAGGAGCAACACTACACCTACAATTAATCCACTCCTCAATCGGACCAGAAGTATCACCAGGAAAACCTAAACCATTACTAAAACTCGCACCCAACGGAACAATCTCACCATCAACCTCCACATGCGAATCCCTGGTACGATCATCACCAGCAGCACTCCACTGAACATACTCAACATTCATATCCGCATAAATATCCATAGTCGCAGTATTATGACTGTTATTAATCTCAGTACGGGCAATCCTTTTAGCCTCCCAAGTCTGCAACTGGTCAAATCGACGGGTAATATCATTAGCAACAGAGTTTATCCCTTGACCACTACGATAACCATCAGTAATGATTTGGTTTATCTGACCATCAACACGGTTCATCGTATTATCCGATGCGACAAAAGTACGGTTCAATAAATCCCTTTCTGCAGCGGGGATTGTGGCGAACAAATCATTATCTCTTTTAATAAAACCAGTAATCGGCATGGTCTTAATTTCTTTGAAAGCATACTTATTCTTACGATTGGTTTTATCCACTAATCGTTTAGCTTCTGCTTGACCAAGCTTATACTCTTTTTTAATATATTTCTCCAATATCTCATAATATTCCCTATGAGCTTCATGTATAGGACTGCAAATCAAATTAATATGGCCTTGCAACATCTGATAATCAGACCAATATTCATGTAATGCTTTTAGGACTTCAGTTTTGAGTTTACGGAAGAATTGTGAGAGTTCTTGTTGTAGTTGCTCTTCATTCTTCTGTGACCTTTTCACTGCTATCTGGGATGCTAATATCTGTTTTTTCAGTTTCATTGATAAGGTCATCAGGTTCACCTCTTAACTGGGTTTCTAAACTGCCGAGTATGGTGTCTACTTCTAACATTGGATTATTTTCAGTGTTGTTCCATATTTGTTCTAAAGGTACGTTGTTGATGTATCTGGCGTTGAGGTAGTAGTCATCAGGGTCTTCAATGGTTAAACCGAATTTATTACCGAAGTTATCAATCAACTCCTTAATAGTCATCGCACCACGTGCAAATAAGAAGTCTGCTAAAGCAATGTCTTTATTGTAATCAATTGGTGCAACATCTTCAATACAGAATTTCCAACTGGTAACGTTTAATTCCTGTGCAATTAAATTGATTAAGGTTTCACATTCTGATTTAATTGGTGCAATGGTTCCGTATTTGTAACTGGATTGAGTATTATCACTGTTGCCTCCGTTTAATGTTCCGGCATCGTAGATACCGAGTCTTGATGGGTCGACATGATGGGCATGTATTACTTCATCCCTTGTATCTTTACGGAGTAAACGGAATGCCCCATCCTCTTGTTGTACTGAAAGTGGTGTGATTTGTAAATCAACATTACCTTCCTCACCCTCCGATGGTATGGTGATGCAGATAGCACTATGTGGATTCTTAATCACTTCTTTGATTTGTTGGCTGATACGATACTTCAATGTTTGTGTGATGTCATACTCAGGGTCATCTGGATCAACATCATAATCAGCGAAGTCACCAGTCACAGTAATAGCAAACTTCGGCATACCATAGTTTCTAAAGAATGAAGTATTATATCTTGTTGCAGCTAAACCTGCAGATATGCTTGGTAAACAAGATATGATTGGTGGTCTTCCATAGTAATCAGTTCCTGGTGCATACTCCATACTCCATAATAACTCATTGGCTCGGCGTTCTTCAGGAAGACTATTGTATGGATAAAACTCACCAGTATCCGCATCTACGTCACATAGTTCGCCTTTCTCATTATAATTTTTACCATAGATTACATACCATACTTGTTTGGTTCCGCTGGTGTGGAGTACTTTTTTAGTATCAGTATGTCTGCGGAGTGTGTGTGCGGGGATGTGTTTTAATCGGATAATATCGGATTTACTGGTGTCTTCTCGGATTATTTCAATAGCACCATAACCTACACTACGACGGTCATATACCATTCTTTGAAGATGAGTATTGATTGAGGGGGTACTTGCTTCCAGTACTTCGTTGAATCTTTCTTTTTCTGCATCAACAGGTTCCATGTCTTCAACAGGTTTGAGGGAATAGTTTACTCCGGTACTGTCGATTGCGACTGCTTCAACACAGGAAGCATGGTATGTATATAAATCCAATAATTCCACTAATTCATATGGATTATATTTCGGGTTCAGTATACTTTTACCCACTAATTGAGCGTCACTGGGTACTTGTTTACTGTGAGATTGTGGGTCTACACTTGCTTTTAAACTATGTTTCTGTAGTTCTAATTGTTCAACAACATTGTATTCTCCAGTATTGTCTACTGTTACTATGAATGAATCTGATTTCTTTTTTGTCATGAATATCACACATTAATCTTACGTCTTGGTCTACGCCAATGCTTAGCAGCACCAGTACAAGTATCAACAATATCGTCCTCACCACCATCTTGGCCAGTAAATGCCACTAATTGGTCAATAACTCGCATGTTCCAATCTGCTTTAACAAAGTATACTTTGCCTTCTTCGGCTAATGCTTCCAGGTCAAAACTCCTGACATTCTTAGCCATGTTGACTTTATCTCCTCTTATACTGTATTTTCGTAAATCTTTATCGTATCTGAATTTATTAATTAATAATTTTGAACCGGCTCCTGGTTCTTGTTCTATCTTTATCAATGTACTTCGGCCATCTTTTTTTGCAGTGGCTTTGAATCTGCGGAGTGTTTCGCTGCTGCTGAATTTCCCGGCTACAAGGTCGATTAGGTATAGGTTTTCTCCATCCCATCCGGTTAGTAGTCCAGATGTTCCGTCACCATCTTTACCTGATGCTGCGAAATCCCAGTATCTCATCTGTGGTAGGTCTTCAGGTAATTGTTGTTTAGTGATTTGTCGGTAGATCGTGTTGGTGGTTTCATCCATGAACCATGTTCGTTTGAATATGTTTCCGTCTCTTTCTATTGGTTGGCCTTGGTATATTGCATTGAATAAGTAACTGCCCATTGATTGTTTTTCAGCCATTAACCAGTCATAGCTTCGTTGTTCTTCCCATAGTACATCACCTATGTTTCGGCCGAGTATGTCATCATGACTGTCGCATATTGCGGGGATGTTTAAGTCCAGCCATGTATTAGGGTCAATCTGTCCACCATTACGGAGTATTTCAATTCCAGTATGTGCATCAATAGTTGGCTCGGTTTCTCGTATGATTCCATGTAAATCTTTTAAGTGTAATCGTTGGGCTATGACTAACATTATTGGTGGTTTGCCATCAGCTCTTTTTTCGAGTCTTGTTTTTGCTGTTGCTCCGAACCAGTCAGCTAATCTTTGTTGTTTTATTTTTGATTCTGCATCTGCGATGTTTTTGATTGGGTCATCGACTATGAATAAACCTGCACCGAATCCGAGTATTGAACCCCCGGCTCCTACTGCTAACATTTGACCGTGGTATGGGTGGTTTAGTTTGAATTTGTTTTTTGCTTTACTATCTGTGGATAGTTTAACATCATAAGGTGATAACCCACCATAGTAGTTTAGTACGTCTTTGACTTGTCCCCCGAATTCACTGGCTAATCCTTGACTGTATGCGGTTAGTATGACTTTGTCGTTTGGGAAGTGTGCCAGGAAGTATGATGCAAAATTCTTACTGATTAGTGTGGATTTACCGTGACGTGATGGTACTCCTAATAATATCTTTGATACTTTGCCCTGGAGTGCATATTGGAGTAATTCTATGATGAGTATGTCATGTTTTCTTGGACGCCAGTATCCATTGTTGATTAGTATGGACCATTCACCAATTCCACGTGGTTTACTCGGTAGTTGGCTTATCTGTTCGGCTGTTAGTGTGGTCATTTTTATCAGCTATTAGTGATTGGAGTAGTTCTAAGTCTTTGTTGTGGATGGTTTCGTCGGTCATGTCTACATCTGCGGTTATGTCTGCTTTGACTGTGGTTTCCATTTCTTGTTTCTCGGCTACTACATACCTTTCAGGGTCCATTACTTGCAGCATATATTGATGAGCTAACCAACTATTACTTTCATTGATAAATCCTAAATGGTGTAATTCATATTCTGCTTCGGATTTCATCCATTGTAGGTAGAATTGTCGGTATTTGCCGGATTTTGCATTTTCGCCTTTTTTCAACCATCTGTATAATGTTTTTCTGTTTATGCCAACTATGTAAGCACATCTTTCTTTTGGTAATCCTTGTTTGTGTAGTTGGCATAGGTCGTTGCATATGTCTTCGTTGAATTTTGTTACCATTGTGTGCCTCTTTTTTTGTTTAATATAGTGGGACATTAACGTTGTTATATTATATCTAATTATATGTAGTGTA